TAACTTATTTTTTACATTTTCCGACAAAGAAACCAACTTTTCGTTTTCTTTTAATATGTCTTTTTTATTAAATTTATTTAGTAAAGATATATTTTCAGTTACAATTAAATTCGCAGAAAACTGGTCGTTTTCAATAACGTTTTCTATGTTTTCGTAAACCAAAAATTGAGTTTTCAATATATTACTTTCCTTAAGCGCTTTAATGTATTTTTTGAACAATTTCTTTTTAGCCACATCATTTGAAGCTATCCCTTCTGCCAAAATTTCACTAAACGCATTTTTTATTTTTCCAAAATTTTGCATAACTAATTTTTATTAATAAATATTGAAGTTTTAAGCAAAAGCTTATTCATCCAACATTTTATTTATGTCATTTATCATATTATTAACGTCTTCATTAATCTTAACGTTTTTGTCGTATATTTTCACACTAACATCATTACTTTTATCTTCTTTTTTAACCGACTCAACCAAAACATCAACAAAACGTTTTTTGTATTTTTGAGTTCTATCAGATAATGTTTTATTCAACTGTTCTTTTCTTTCAGTCAATATTTTTTGAGTTTTTGCTATCGATTCTGCCAAAGCATCAGGAGCCGCCCCAGCTTCAGGGGTTGCACCAGCATCAGGGGTTGCACCAGCATCAGGTGTCGCACCAGCTTCAGCACCCAAAGCACCAGCATCAGGAGCGGCCCCAGCATCAGCACCGAAAGCATCGGCACCAGCATCAGCTTCACCACCAGCTTCACCACCAGCTTCACCACCAAAGTCTAAGTCTTCACCACCTAAACCTCCACCGCCGAAGCCACCGCCTCCACCGCCTCCACCAGCTTCTCCACCAGCTTCTTCGCCACCTTGAGCTCCTTTAAGAGCGGCTTGGTAATCACCGTATATTTTATCAACAGCGTCAAACATACCAGTATGTTTAATAACAGCCGAAGTGTTTTGTAATTCAGCGGCCGCTGCTTTTTCCATACGTTGTTCTAACAAGTCTTGTTTAATTTCATCATCAGACCAACCTAATATGTCTCTATGTGCTCTGGTCCAAGACATAACACTGAAACCACTACCAATATCAGAAGTTGAATCTTTAACAAGAGAAACTTTTGTTTGCATATGTTCAATCTTAAGCATTTCAGCTTGAGTTGATGGGTTTTGAAGAGTAAGTGTGAAATTATCTAAATCATCTTCAAATCCAAGAATAAATAAATGAACAATTGCTATTTTATTTAATTCTTGTAACATTGATTGTTGAATACGGTTGATGGTTCTAGAAAAACGTATATCTTGCAATGCAAGGTTTTTACCATCACCAGATGCTTCATCAAAACCTAAAAATGGTTTTGGTACACGCAACGCAGTAAACAAATTACTCTGTAAGTATTCAATATCAGCAATCTGGTCTAAATTAGCCGCACCTGGTAAAGTATCAATTGGGTTTGGTGCGCTTTCATCTCTAACTGGTATAAAGAAATCTTGGTCATTCGAAAGTTGATTGTATCTCAAATCAATTTGACCTGTTTGTGGGTCAATGATTGGCATACGCTTAAATCTATCAGCAATTGCGTTAACATATTGTTCAACATCAGCATCATCAATATTACCAACGTATATTTTATATACACGTCTTTCTGGCGCTCTAGTTACACGATAAACAAGCATTGAATCCTCAGATAGGATAAGTTGTTTCCAGATACGTCTAGCTTTTTCTAATACACTGGTACCGTAAGGTAAACGTCTATCATCACCCAATAAACGAAAATGTGCAATTTGCCATGAATTAAATTCAATATCACGACCCCTCCAATAGAATTTAACTCTATCTTTGTTGCTTTCATCGCTAGACTCTACTTCTCTACCACTAACCAAATCATACAACCCAGCTTCTCTACGTTCCATTTCGTAGTTAGGCATTTGTTTTGCTGAAGTAATACCTTGTCTATCGTTGATATTCAAGTAAACAAAGTTATCACCGTATTTACATGTATTTCTAGTCCACATTGGTAATGTAGTGTGTAAGTCTAATCTGTTAAAAAATAAATCTTCTAGGATACCTTTAACTCGTTTACTGTCTGAGTATATATTAAGAACTCTACCTCTATCATTAACCGTGGTAGATTCTTCCATCATAACATCCAATGCGGCTGCAATTGTTGGGTAAAATTCCATTGCTTCAAAGTCAGCGTAAGACCCAACACGAGTTGTTTCATAGTTTATTGATTGTTGAAACAAACCGTTCTCAATTCTTTTCCAAGTACCTTGTAAATATTTGTTTTGTTGTGCTTGTAATTTAGCTGTTTCGTATTCTTGTTTGTCAGTTGTTTTTAACAACTCACCACCACCCAAATTAAAACGTTGTGTTGTTTGTTTTTGTGGTGGATTATAATTTGGGTTAACAACTCTGTTTAACCTTTGAAATATAGTTAAATTTTCTTTTGCCATAATTTGTTTTCTTTTTATTTTAATATATTAAAAAATCTTAAAAATTAAATAGTTACGATACATAATCACATTCTACGTATGCTAATCTACTAGGTTCCCCATTGATTAAGATGGTATTATAAACGTAGGTATTAATAAAATCAATACCTTGCGAGCTAGGTGTTGCTGTGCAAAAATAAGGTGTGGTTTTTTTTAATTTATTTTTTCTACCACTATTTAATTGTTTGTCGTAATTAGGAATACTTGGACACCATTTATAGACATCAAATCCTCCAGTTTTTCTAAAAAATACTTTTTTACATATGTTAGCCATTTTATTTAGGTTTAGCGAATAACCACGAATACTGACCCCTAGGGTCTTGAACATTTTTATATGCAGTATGCGTAGTGTTTATTTTTTGTGAAACAACCCCAGTCTCTGGGTCTTTTTCTCTTACAGTTGGTGTACTAGATGCGTTAGCACCACTAAGCCAACTATTCAATATTGCTTTGTTTTGTTTTTCAAGTCTTTCAAGTTTCTTAAATGAATGTTCCATCACCCATAAACCCATAGCCAACGACATAAGTAAGTCATCGTGGTAACCTTCCATGTGGTCTGGTCTACCATTTTTGTATATGAATGTTTTCATTTCAGAAGTTAGACGACTAGAACGAATTTTAATTGCGTTGGTTCTAATCTTATATTCCAAGTTTGATATCATAGGGACACGAACATTTGTGGCATGAAAACCTGGAATTTTATCTTTTTTCGTATAAGTGTTTAATTCTCTTTGTCTAGCAGATAATATCTTACCACTAGCATCATCATAATGCAAACGTTTATAATTAAATTCCAATAATTTAAGAACAGTTGAAACACCCATACCACCAGTTACATCGACAACAGTATAAGCTTCATACAAATTACCGTATTCTTCTACTATTTGAGCCAATAAATCTGGTTGAATCTTACCTTGATATTCCATAACTTGTTCCATAGTTGTAAAATCGATTATAACAATTGTAGAACTATCCTCACCATCACCTCTAGAAACGTCACAATTATGTGTTGTAATGTGATGACACATAAATGTATGAGTATCACATTCAAAATTGTAAACATTACCAGTATATTTTGATTTATCTATATTTTTAATTCTAAAATAAATAAAATCTTTATTTTCATCAAAATGACATGATTTTATTGTTCTATTATTAATTACACTAAAATGATTAAGATTAAATTTATTAAGTTTAGGGTCTAAATCATCATTATTTAATAATTTTAGCAAATCTAAACTATCATGGTTACCTAGTGTTAAATTATACGCTTTTTTTTGATGAGTTAGTTTATTACAAATAATTGTTTCTTTAGCGTTTCTTAATTTATTTAAACATGATATAACACCAAGTGAAAAAATAATATCTTGAATTGATTCTAATAATTCTAAATTAACGCTAACAAAAGAAATTTTAGAATTAACTTTTTCTTTTTTTATAATTTTAAGCCAACACCCATCACTGTCAAAATAACCTTTTATTAATTCTATTTTATTTTCTTTAGAAATATATTTAACCCATTCAGATATTTTTTTACCATTAGAATACTGACCAAAATTTTTAATTAAAAAACCATATAATTCTTTTGAGTTAAAAACAATTTCATATGTTGTATCTTTTTCTATAATGGTTGGTTTTCTTTCAAATAATCGCCCAACAATTTCATATAATTTATCAACATAATATATTTCATTTTTATTAAAACATACTGATATAGAATAATCATAGTTGTTATAATGACCAACCCAACCATCACCTAACCACATACCAATAAACCACCAAAAATCTTTATCGTTTAAAGGGTTTTTTAACCAAAAATCTTCTCTTCCTTTAACATTATCACCCCATACGTCTTTAATTTCTATTTCTTTTTTATATATGTTAGGAACTTTAATCCAATCATCAATTTTAACATCACTAACTTTTTTGTATTTAAAATCTAAATCCCAATATCTTTCATTAAATTTATATTTTTTATGTTTTTTATTATAGTTTCTATTTAATTTAGAGTCACTAACTAAAATAGGGTGTTCTTTAGTAAACTTGGTCTTTCTAAAAGTATTATCAACACTAATTTCATAAATATCTTCATTAACAACAGGGTAAATTTGTTTGTTGATTATTTTAACGTAATCACCATTTTCAGATATTAAGTTATCATTACTTAAAACATCTTGAATATTAACCAAACCTCTATTAGTCAACACTTTTTCATCTGGTGGTAAACAACCCATAATGTATTGATGGTTTTCTTGAGGTTCTTCCCATATCCAAATTTCATTTTCAAAACCCATGGTTATTTTAGGTTCCAACACATTATTTTTTTCATGAAAATCAATATATTCTTCACTAATTACATTACCCCCAGAACCAATAAATGACACATCAAGCTCTTGCGCAATCATACGTGAATCATTGTTCATACCCATACACATTTGTTCATACCATGTTGACGTTGGTTTCCATCCATCATCAATTCTAGCTGTGTATGATTCGAATGAAAAATAAAGTTCTTTTTCAACATCATCACCTTTGGTCCACCTTAAGTCTTTGTTATAACGCAAATCCTCATACCATTTCATTTCAATAATATTGAAATTATTTTTTTTGGTTTTAGCTTGGTCATATGTTTTAAAATATAATGGGTCCATACCATTAGGTGTTGAAATAAGAGTAGCTCTACCCCCAGTACCTAACGCCGTTAGAGCGGCACCAAATACTTCAGCTCCGTTATCAATATACGCAGCCTCATCCATAATAAGGAATGTAGGTGTAAATCCACGCAATGCATCTTTAGATGTTGCAACCGCTTTAACACGACTACCGTTAGGGAGTTTAATTTCTTTTTTAGAATCTGTGGTAAAAATTGTTCTACTTTCATTTTTAGGGTTACCATAATATTCATGACCCCAAACCCATCTAGGTAATTGTGATAAAAAATCTTTAATCTTAGCCAAGAACTCAAAAGCCAATTCTTGTTTGTTGGCAATAATCAATACGTTCTCTGGGTTATCCGAATCGGCCCATCCAACTTTTATTGCCATATATGCGGCTGTAGTAGTAGACACACCAGCTTGTCTAGGTTTTGTCACCAAATTAAACCTGTGTCTTTCATATGCGTTTATTATCTCCTTTTGTCTAGGAAACAATTTAAAGGGAACAAACCCTTCTTGCGTTTTGTCGAATGTTTCTAAATAAGTCTCAATCGCATAAACTGGATTCATAAGACATTTAGAATATTCTTTAAATATTTCTTGTGCTGTTAGCATATCTATTTCTTTTATATAATAAATATGCTGAAATCAAGTAAAATAAAGGTTTTGAAATAAATAAGGGGCTAAACAGCCCCTATATTAAAATAAATCATCACTATCAAAGACATCATCGTCCTCATCAAGTTCAATATCATCACCAAACATAATTTCGTCTAATGAATAAAAATCTTTTTCTTCTCGCGTATTTAATTCATTCATAGCATTGTCAAACTCTTCTTCTTTAAGTTCTTGTTTAACACTATCCATAATTTCTTTAACTACTTTTTTACCCTTGTTTGTACCAGCTAGTATTTCCCTCATGTTTTCGTTAAATTCTTTTACTGGCATTGACGCTAATTCCATATATAACTGGTGTTTTAAATGAAAGTCGTCAGAGTCAACACAATCAGTAAATCGGTCCCAAAGCGCTGGACCTATTCTCATATCCCATGGCTCTGCCGCCAAGAAGTCTGCTTTGTCAACTACATAATCACCCA